ACCTGGAGTGAGGAGGCTATATTTAAGCGGCAAATGTGTTGCTTAAATGCCTGCTACTGAACGGACGGTTGACTTGCTGGTTGGGGCGTTTGATCTCAACCAGCGCCGCAAGTACGAACTAAAAAATGAAGCAGGCGACAAGATTGTTGACCTGTACTTCAAGCCAATCACCCGCGCTGACCGCAAAAAGGCGCAAAGCCATGCCGGCACTGAAGAGGCTTTGGTGGTCAGTACCCAGATGCTTTGTCAGATTGCGGAGCTTGAGGATGGCAGTAAGGCTTTCGCGGCTGCTGATGCTGAAAAGCTGCAACGCAAGTTGCCTGAATCTGTCCTAAACGACATTGAGCTGTTCCTGTTTGGCATCGGTGAAGAGGCTGGGCTGGACGACGCAAAAAACGACTAAAGCAGGACAAGTGGACTTGTTTTGAGTTCTTCCTGGCCTGCGAGCTTGGCATGACTGTTAGCAGGCTTCGCACGGAACTAACCGATGCGGAGCTTGTTTATTTTGCTGCCTTCTACGAACTGAAGAATGAGGAACAAGAGCGGGCAATGGAGCGCGCAAAAATGAAGCGGCGGTAGTATGGAATCAGTGCTGAGGCGGTTGTGGCTAGGTCTTCCATTGAGCTAATCGTCAACGCCTCTAATGCCATCAACCCACTAAAGAGGGTGGCGGCTGAGACTCGCAAGTTAGATGGTGCTGTCCGTGATGCAAACGGTCGCTTGAGAGATGCAAAGGGCAGGTTCGTTGGTGTGGGTGCTGGCGCAAATCAGGCAACCGGCGGGCTTCGGAATTTCAATAACGGCCTAGGCAGCATTAAAAAAGCTATAGGAGGCATAGGCTTAACGGTTCTGACGAAACAAATAGTAGGCGCTGCTGCTTCTTTCAACTCGCTTCAGCTAAGGCTCAAGCTGCTGACACAACAATACGGGGAGACTGAACAGGCTCAGGAAATAATTGCAAGGTCTGCTAAAAAGTTTGGTTTGAGCAACCGTGAGGCGGCTCAAGGTGTCACCGATATTTTTGCAAGACTTCGTCCGCTTGGCGTTTCCCTGAAAGACATTGAATCTACCTTTGTAGGTTTCAACACGGTTGCAAAACTAAGCGGCGTTGAAGCGCAGCAAGCAAGTGCCGCGTTCACGCAGCTAGCGCAAGCCTTAGGCTCAGGCAGGCTGCAGGGCGATGAATTTCGAAGCATTGCCGAGCAGATTCCAGGTCTGTTGACTGCTGTCAGCGAGGTCACAGGCGTAGCACAAGGCGAATTAAAGGAATACGCATCACAAGGGCTCATAACTTCTGAGATTGTTATTGCTGCACTAAAAAAAGCTGAAAAAGAAGGCGGCGGTGCTATCGCTCAGATTGTGGAAGAATCAGATACGCAAAAATTCAAAAACTTTCAAAACGCTGTGGACGATTTAAGCATCGCGGTAGGCAATGGCTTGCTGCCGACGCTGATTCCTTTGATAGAAAAAGTCACTGCTGTAGCGAATGGAATTGCCAGCCTGCCTAAACCTATCGTTAACACTACAGTAAAAATAGCGTTAGCTGTTACGCAAATATTATTAATCAATAAGGCATTCAAAGTACTCGCTGGACTAAAAGCAGGGGTCTTCGCAACATTTACTTCTGCCGCGTCAGGAGCTGCGGCAGCAGGGACGGCAGCAAAGGTTGCTAATCCATTCTTGTTAAAAACAAAGGCATTGATGCTTGGCCTGGCAAAGATAGGGTTTATCACGCTTGGGATAAATATTGTCGTCAATGGCCTAGAAAAACTCGCGGAAGTAGAAGCACGTTTTAAGGCGTTAGAGCAGGACGGGACTGAAAAATTCGCCGCCTCAGTTGGTGGTTCGGCACTGTCAAAATCTGAAATCCAGAAATTGCTGGATCAAAACGCGGCGGAAACTAAGAGGCGTCAGCAAGAGCTTAAGGACATTCGTTTCCCTGGCTTAACTGCTCAAGACGAAATTGCAAGAGGTGCACTTGAACAACTTCGGCATCGTCGGGCAAAACTTGAATCTATGGCCCGGAAAACACAATTCGCTACAGCTGAGGAGCGTGAAGCAGCAAATGCAAAAGCATTGCAAGATCGATTTAAGTTAAGCCTTAAAGACTTAGAGGGTGATGGCAAAGGCAAAGGCAAAGGGCGCACAAAAGTAGACCCTGCTATGCAAGCTCAAAAAAATGCACTAATTCAATTACAGGCACTTCGTGACGAGGTAGAAGTTCGCAAAGCACGCAATGAAGAAGAAGCAAGAATGATTGAGCTGCAGCATCAAACGAGAAAAATTGAAGAACAACGCGTTCTCATAGGTGATGTTTTAGCCGATCAACTAATCCAGGAAACAAGAGAACGATTTACTGTTAACGAGCTTCAACTGTTCAAGCAGAAAAAAGATCAAGAAATAGCAGATCAGCAGCAAAAAAATGCAGAGGACCTTAAAAAAGCGCAGGAGGCAGAAGCAGAGCGCATCAAAGAACTAGCGCAGCGGTATCAGGGCATTGCTGACACCATTGCAAACGGCGTTGTCGGTGCACTCAAGGGCGCTGTGATGGGCACCCAAACGCTGGCTGAATCGGCATCTAACCTGTTGAACAACTTGGCCAACGATCTATTGATGGTTGCTAAAAACATGTTGTTCTTTGGCAGCTTGGGAGGCGGCCTGTCAAAAGGCAGTGGATTGCTTGGCAACCTGTTTAGCGGTTTCTTGGCTGACGGTGGGACGGCAACTGGTGGCCGTTCTTTCATAGTTGGCGAGCGTGGTCCTGAATTGTTCACGCCAGGCAGGACCGGCAGCGTCACGCCAAACAGCGCCTTAGGCGGCTCTAACATCGTTGTAAACGTAGACGCCTCTGGCTCTAGTGTTGAGGGCGATTCTGATCAGGCAGGACAACTCGGCAAGATGCTTGGCGCTGCTGTGCAAGCTGAGCTTATTAAACAGAAACGCCCTGGAGGATTACTCGCGTAATGGCAACCTTTCCCTCAATCACGCCTGCTTACGGCATTCAGAAAACAAGCGCACCAGCAACACGCACGGTGCGTTTTGGTGATGGTTACGAACAACGCACAAGCCTTGGCCTTAACCAGAACCCCAAAGTTTTCAACCTGACTTTTAACGTCACCGAAACTGATTCAGACACCATTGAGACGTTCTTGGACGCAAGAGCTGCAGACAGCGCAAGTTTTGACTTCACACCGCCAGGGGAGGCCAGCAGCTCTAAGTTCGTTTGTGAGTCATGGAACAAGACCATTCCATACTTGAATCGCGCCACAATCCAGGCAACATTCAGGCAAGTTTTTGAACCGTAATGGCTGTTGCTGCTTGGGCTGCTAGTACCGCTTTCGCTGTTGGCGACATCCGTCGTGCGAGCGTTACGCAGAACAGCGGCTTGGTGTTTAAATGCACCACGGCTGGAACGTCAGCCAGTTCAGAGCCAACGTGGCCGACTGACATTGGCAGCACAGTCACCGACAACACTGCTGTCTGGACTGCAATCAGTTCGGTTTATGCGGACCTGTCAGGATTGGCGCTAAACGCAATTATCGAGTTGTTTGAGCTGCATTACGACAGCACTCTGCACGGCGCTTCAGACATCTTGCGATTTCACGCAGGCAGCAACGCAGATGTAGATGGCAACATCCTTTGGAATAGCAACTCTTACACCCGAATACCCATCAAGGCGGAGGGTTTTGAGTACACAAATACCGGCACGCTGCCACGTCCCACACTGACTGTTGCCAATCTGAACAGAGGGATTACACAGTTGCTGCTGGGCGTCAATGAAACAACGCCTGGCAATGACCTGACAGGGGCAAAGGTTGTAAGGATTCGCACCTTAAAGCGGTTTCTTGATGGCGAAACTGACGCTGACCCCTATGCCACCTTCCCTGTCGAGGAGTGGTTTGTGGATCGGAAAGCTACTGAAACGCGAGACGTGGTTAGCTTCGAGCTTGCTAGCAAGTTTGACCTAGATAATAAGCAGCTACCGAACCGTCAGGTGGTGGCAAACATCTGTCAGTGGGAATACAAAAGCACAGAATGCAGCTATACAGGCACCGACTTTTTCGACGTAAATGACGACACTGTAAGTGCATCGGCCCAAGATAAATGCGGCAAACGTCTTAGCAGTTGTAAGAAAAGGTTTGGCGAAAATGGTGAGTTGCCATTCGGTTCATTCCCTGGAGCGGGGCTGCTTTCATGATGTTGCCACCAACCTTGATGGAAAAGATCCAGGCTCATGCAGCCGAGGAGAGCCCCAAAGAATGTTGTGGGCTAGTTGCGGTGGTTAAAGGTCGCCGCAAGTATTTCCCATGCAAAAACTTGGCAGTCACGCCTGAGGAGCATTTTGCGCTTGACCCGCTGGATTACGCAGCAGTGGAAGACCAAGGCGAAATCGTTGCCGTTGTCCACAGCCACCCAGTCACAAACCACGCACCATCACAGGCTGATCGGGTGGCGTGTGAGCAAAGCGGGCTGCCTTGGCACATTATCAACCCCAACACCGGCAACTGGGGCTATTGCAAGCCTGAAGGCTTTGAGCTGCCATACGTGGGGCGTGAGTTTGTCCATGGGATGGTTGATTGCTATAGCTTGTGCCGCGACTGGTATAAGCGTGAGTGGGGGCTAGAGCTTAAAAACTATTCAAGGTGTGATCAGTGGTGGGAAAACGGCCAAAACTTGTATCTGGACAACTTTGAAAAGGAAGGCTTTCGCCGAATCCCAGTGTCAGAGCTGCAACGGGGCGATGCGTTGTTGATGCAGCTGTCTTCACCCGTCCCAAACCATGCGGCGATCTATATCGGAGACCAGCAGGTTTTGCACCACATACAGGGAAGGCTGTCTAGCAGAGACGTTTACGGCGGGTATTATGCAAAGAACACTGCGTGCGCCTTGAGGCATGAAAGTCGTTAAGGTCTATGGCGCGTTGCGAGAGCAGTTAGGCCAAGGTCAGTTTGAGTTTGTAGCTGATACGCCTGTGCAAGCATTAAAGGCTT